CTGGACCTGATCGAACTGGAGCCAACCGAAGCATTGATGCAGCAGGAAGAAAACAAGGCGATTTGTAACGCCTGCAAGATGTACCTGGACAGCCGTTTTGCATGGCAGGATGATTTGTCACAGGATGATCTTCTGAGCTGCAATGCAATGTGGAATTACTGTGAAAACAACCTGGACAAATGGCAGATGATCGCACTGAGCAGCATGGTAGAGAAAGAAAAGGCAAAGGTAAGGAGCAAGACAGCCTGGAGAATTGAGGGGACGCTTCGAGAGTTCCCGAAGTTTGAACCGGTCAATCTCTGGTTTGATTATCCAGTGCACCGCCTGGATGAGATTGGAAGCCTGAAAGACCTCCAGCTTGAAGATAATAAACCAGCATGGCAGAGGGGAAAAGAGGCCAGAAAGAAACAGGGAAAACAGGTGCGTAAAGCCAAAAAAGAGAAATATAGGATGGCCATAGAGAATTTCCGATTCACACATGATGACAAATATCCAACAGTAAAGGAGCTGTATGAAGTTCTGAAATCGGATGCAGAGGCAGTTGGAGAGAAATATCCAGAAGAAAAAACTGTTCGAAATTCACTAAAAGACATCGGATTTATGGTCAATAAAGAGACCCGTTGCATTTGCCCGATACCTGAAACAGTTTAGGTCACGGGCAAATGCCCGGCACCTAACACGACATAGGTTGCGGGCATTCCCTCGACCATGGTCACGGGAATCGGGCAAAAAATTGCCCGGCACCTTGTTTTTGAGGTAGCGGGAATGTCTGCCCGGCACCTATATATAAATATATACCCTAATCGGGCGGGAATGTGCGGGCATGCCCACCCTAAGTGTGGGGCGATTGAGTACGCCCCCACAACGGGTTAGGAGCATACCCACCCAGCACAGACGCACAGGAAAGGAGGAATGAAAAATGTCACATGATGGACGACTTAAAATTGCAAAGCAAATGCCCCCGCTTAGACGAATCCCTTTTGGAGAAAATTACGACGTATCGAAAGACGAAGTGCTCTTGTGGATAAAAGAACAGCCGGAATTGTTGAATATGCTTGCTGACAGATTAAGGTCTTGGGGATACATCACATTTGACAGAGTATCTGGTACTTGGAGAGGAGTTGATTATCATGGCGATTGAATTTTTTATGCCAATGGAACCGCCGACCGTAACACACCAGGAACATAAAGTTTCTGTGGTCAATGGCAAACCAGTGTTCTATGACCCGCCGGAATTAAAAAGAGCCAGACAGAAGATCATAGGACATCTGTGCAAGTATAAACCGGTAGACATGGAACCGTATCAG